CTGCGTATGGTGGTATAGGTGGTGCCGTGATAGGTGGAATACTAGGATCATTGGCCGGCCCAGGAGGTACCTTATTAGGAGCATCATTAGGCGGAATGGCAGGAGAAGCCATAGGTGGCATGTTTGGTAAGCCAAAAGCATTTGGTGGAGGCATGGATGCTGGCAAGACTTATCTTACAGGCGAGCGAGGACCGGAATTGGTCACAGCAGGAACATCAAGCACAGTCACAGCAAACAGCGACCTTAAGAGCACATTCGACACCACAGCATTGGAGACCAAGATGGGAAGCCTGGTCACAGAGATGAACAGTGCTAATAAGACTTTAACGAATATGGTAAATGGCGTAAATACGCTTGTAGCAGTGGAATCCAGGGCCTTGAAAGCAGTTGAAACAACAGCACGTAAAGACCGTAACCAAGTTGGACTGGTTTAGGTTGCTAAATGTATAAAAAAAGTGTAATATAAAGCATGGCTTGGAAAAAATATTTTAAAGACGCAAACATGTCTCCCATTAGTGGAGAGAAAGTGCCCAACTTCGCCAAGAGGAACTACAGTTCTTACTTGCCGGATGTGTACACAGGACACCCAAACAGGATACAGAGATACTTCCAGTATGACCAAATGGATTCAGACTCGGAGATAAACGCGGCGCTGGACATCTTGGCAGAATTTTCAACGCAGAAGAACACAGAAAACGAAACACCGTTTGATCTTGTGTTCAAAGACGAGACCACAGAACACGAAGTGAAACTTTTGAAGAAGGCTTTGCAACAATGGACCAAATCAAACAAGTTCAACAAGAGAATTTTTAGGATATTCAGGAACGCATTGAAGTACGGAGACTGTTTCTTCGTCAGAGATCCAGAAACAAACAAATGGTTGTACATAGACAACGCCAAAGTTGACAGGATCGTAGTAAACGAGTCTGAGGGCAAGAAACCTGAGCAGTATGTGATCAGAGATATCAACCCTAACCTACAAAGATTATCAGCAACGCAGATCACACCCAACCAAACATATGGCGGTGGAGGAACGACAGGTGGTGGTACAGCGGCATACGGTTCAAGTTATGCCAACGCAGGTGCAACCAACAACATGACAGGGTTTGCTGGCGGTAACGCAGGTGGTAGATTCTACAAGACCATGAATGCCTATAACATCAATGCAGAGCATGTGATACACATGAGCATGTCGGACGGTTTAGACAACTTATTTCCGTTTGGACAGTCAGTTTTAGAGCAAGTATTCAAAGTTTACAAACAGAAAGAACTATTAGAAGACGCAATCATCATTTACAGAGTTCAAAGAGCACCTGAGAGAAGAGTTTTTTACATCGACGTAGGTAACATGCCAACACACTTGGCGATGCAGTTCGTTGAGAGAGTAAAAAACGAGATCAACCAAAGAAGAATTCCAAGTGCATCAGGTGGGGCCAACTTCATTGATGCAACTTACAACCCAATGTCAATCAACGAGGATTACTTCTTCCCACAGACAGCAGAAGGTAGAGGTTCTAAAGTTGACACATTGCCAGGTGGTACTAACCTGGGCGAGATCGACGACTTAAGATTCTTCACTAACAAACTGTTCAGAGGTTTAAGGATTCCAAGTTCTTATCTACCAACAGGTGCAGAAGATGGAGGACAACAGTACAATGACGGCAGGGTGGGAACAGCATACATCCAAGAATTAAGATTCAACAAGTATTGTGCAAGATTACAATCGATGTTGGCGGAAACCTTCGACAGTGAATTCAAGTATTGGATCAAAACTAAAGGTTACAACATCGACAACGGCATGTTTGAGATAAAACTGAATCCACCACAGAACTTTGCACAGTACAGACAGACAGAGATGGACCAAAGCAGGGTAAACACATTCACAGCAGTTGCAGATCTACCTTACATGAGTAAGAGATTCGCATTGAAAAGATATCTTGGCTTATCTGAAGAGGAAATGGCAAGAAACGCAGAACTATGGGCCGAAGAAAACAACGTCCCACAGAAGAAACAGAGCAAATCCAATGAACTACGTTCAGGTGGAGTAACACAGTCGGGAATATCAAGTGATCTAGATCAGTTCGAAGAACCAACAGCGGATCCGGATTCACCAGAGCCAGGGTCACCGGGACCGGGACAACCAGGACAGACACCGGGAGGTAATCAAACCCCAGGCGGCACAGGTGGCGGCGGACAGGTATAAGGATTAAATACGTTTATGAAACTTACTGAATTCTTTACACATGGCGAAAATGGTTTTGAACAGGACAAAACCTACGAACCAGAGCACGATATTTCAATAGTAGATTCAGAAGACACAAGAAAAACAAGACTTACTTTAAAACAAATCAACTCTATGAGGTTGGCATCAGAGGCACACGATGCACAACAGAAGGAAGAAGCAGTATTCGTCCAAAAGATGTACGGACAACCTGCTCAAGACGATAACTTAGAGTTATAATGTCATCAATAGCATTCGTACTGGGTAACGGTGAGTCCCGTAGGGGCATCGACATCAACGATCTTAAAGAAAAAGGCACCGTATACGCCTGCAACGCGGTATACAGGACACACAGACCGCATTTCCTCATAGCAGTAGATCCAAAGATGATATTAGAGATAGGAGAAACAGACTACATGTTAAACAATAAAGTGTGGTCCAACTTTAATGCTCAATATAAAACACATAAAAAAATACTCGATCACTGCAATTGGTTCAAACCCAGCCTCGGTTGGAGTAGTGGGCCAACCGCACTGAAGATGGCCTGTGAGCATAAGTTCAAAGATATCTATATCCTAGGCTTTGACTACCAGGGTCATAAGGAGGACAGCAAAAACAAAAGATACAAACTTAACAACATGTTCGGCGGCACAAGGAACTACAAGAAACCCAGTGACGAGGCCACGTTCTATGGCAACTGGATGAATCAGACAAAACGTCTGCTTGATGACTACAAGGATGTAAAATTTCATCGTGTGATACCAAAAGGTTGGTTCCTACCAAAGGATCTCGAGTGGAAAGGCAACATTCAACATCCAACAACAGAAGAATTTTTGTCAAAATTTGACCTTACAATAAAAAAGTAGTCAAAATCCACCTTTTCACACCAATTACACCACCGTTTTTGCCGCTTTACAGTAAATACAAACACTTATAAGTACAAATCGACCTATACAAAGGAGCACGTGTAAAATGTCAAATAATAAATTTGAGAGTTTATTAGAATTACTAATAAATGAAGAAAACGATAAAGCAGAGGCTTTATTCCATGAAATCGTTGTAGAAAAATCAAGAGATATCTACGAGAACTTAGCAGACGAACAAGTAACTGCTGAAGCGATGCATGACAAAAAAATGAAAAAAGAAGATGAAGTTACAGAAACTGAAGCATCTGAAGAGTCTAAAGTAGATGAAACTACAGAAGAAGCAAAAGATGAAGAAGTTGACGAGGCTTCTGAAGAGTCTAAAGACGAGCAAGTAGACGAAGTTGTTGAAATCGAAGACGAAGCAACTGAATCAGAAACTACTGAAGAAGAATCAATTGAAGAAGTAGGCGGCGACGCAACTGACGAATTGGTTAAAGACATCTCAGCAGAAGAAGAAGGCGAACATGATATGGACAAACCAGAAATGGATATGGACATGGATAAAGACATGGATGCTGACAACGGCGAAGAAGATGATGTTGAAGACAGAGTAGTTGACTTGGAAGACGCTTTAGATGAATTAAAAGCAGAATTCGAAGCAATGATGGGTAAAAAAGACGGTGACGACATGGAAAAAGACGAAACTGTTGCACCAGAAGTTGCACCAGAGTTAACTCCTGAAGTTGAACTGGAAGGCAAAAAAATGATGGCCGGTAAGAAAATGGATAAGAAAGACATGAAAGAGTACAAAAATCCAGTTTCAGCGGACACAGCCGACCACGCAGATAACAAGAAGTCATCAATTAATACTGCCAACAAGCCAATCAACTCAGCGAATGCAAAAGGTTTAACACAAGCCCAAGCAGACAGCGGTGAGAGAGCGGCTCCGACAGCACAAAAAATGAGTGACTTTGAGAACACACCAGGCAAAGCGAAAAGTACATCATACAAAAAAATGATGAAGGCGCAAAACACTGATGGTTCTGACAAGTCTGCAAAATCACCTGTTACTGACCACAAGTCGTAATTGTTGATTTAAGGAGATCATCGAATGTCATCACTATACCTTAGAGAGAATCTAACATTTGATCAGGCCAGGGTACAGGTCTTACACGAGGGAAAAGACGGTAAGGATTTGTACATGAAGGGCATCTGTATCCAGGGAGGTATCAAGAATGCTAATCAAAGGATTTATCCAGTGAACGAAATCGCTAAAGCGACAAAAACACTGAATGATCAGATTAGTTCAGGATACTCTGTGTTAGGTGAAGTAGATCATCCAGATGATTTAAAGATTAATTTGGACCGTGTATCACACATGATTACTGAAATGTGGATGGACGGACCAAATGGATACGGTAAAATGAAAATTTTACCAACCCCAATGGGCCAACTTGTCAAAACTATGTTGGAATCGGGTGTGAAATTAGGCGTTTCAAGTAGAGGTTCTGGAAACATGAACGAATACGGAAGCGGTGAAGTTTCAGACTTTGAGATCATCACAGTAGATGTTGTGGCCCAACCTTCGGCACCGGGTGCTTATCCTACGCCAATTTACGAACACCTAATGAATACAAAGGGTGGTAACATGGCAAAGGGTTTGGCGGCTGAAGTTAGAAATGACCCAAAAGCACAAAAGTTCCTGAGAGAGGCACTAACAAACATAATAAAGGACCTGAAATAAAATGATAGACGCAATATC